TCGATGATAACGATAATATTGAATAATCTCTAATATCACTTAATGGAGTTGTTACAGTAATACCATTTTGATTCATAACAACAGTTTCCCCCCCAGATAAAGGTTTTGTGGCAGTTATAAGTTCCGAAATTTTGACAGACATATAATTATTTATCAAAAACTATTGATTTATAAATCTGTAAAGTAAATACAGGAAATGAATACCAAGTTATTTAAAAAATTAAGAGATAAAGAAGAAAAATTATTGGATTGTGTGTATGAGATTCAAGAATTACTTGATTCTACTGAAGATGAAGAATTATCGTCTATGGGTGCAGAATTTTGTGAAATAATGATTGACTTTATACACTCCAATGATACAATATCTTTAAATGATATCAAAGAATTTATCGAAGAAAACATTAGTTAAGGAAAATATCCTTATTCTTGGAACTGGATATATAGGGAGGTATATATATAATACCCTGAAAGATATCCACAATACTAAAATAGTATCAACTCTCGGATTCGATTATCATGATAATAAGGATCTATCCAAGTTTATACTCAATAATGATATATCTATTATCATAAATTGTTCTGGGTTTACGGGTAGGCCAAACGTTGATGAGGCTGAACTTAAAAAAGATGAATGTTGGAGACTAAATGTAGTCTCCCCCCTATCAATTAATACGTTATGTAATAAATTGGGAGTGAAATACATTCATATTTCATCTGGTTGTATATATAATGGTTATGATAAGGTCTTCACAGAGGAAGACACCCCGAATTTTGGGTTGTTTGATACTAGTAGTTTTTATAGTAAAAGTAAACACGCATTTGAATTGATGTCTACGCATTTAGATAATAAAATTATCAGAATACGGATGCCAATATGCAACGATTTAACTAATCCTAGAAATTATCTGAAAAAGATAATGGAATACAAGAACTTGATCAACTATACCAATTCTAAAACATATATACCAGATTTATGTGACTTTATAAGTTGTCTCATTGTTAAATCCGGGTTATCGTGGACTGGGCAAGATATATATAATGTTGTAAACTCAAAAACCTATAATACTAGAGAAGTGATTGAGCATTTGAACGTGATGAATGAAGGTAATTGGGAGAAGTTGGACCCAAATTGGGTCGATATCCAAGACCTAAAGATCATAGCACCTAGAAGTAATTGCACACTGGATAATTCCAAATCGGACGAAATTTTTAAACTTCACACTGAATATGAGATAATGAATATGGTTTGTAATTATAATAACGGTATTTCAGGAGTATGAAAGGGAACTATAGAGGATATGAGATCGAAGTAAAGCGAGAGGCAGGTTTAAATAGTTATGAATTATGAATACTGAACGAAATATGGTTGGCGTTGTGTTGGCTGGAGGGACTGGATCTAGACTATTTCCTTTAACATTGTCGATAGCAAAGTCTCTACTCCCTATATATAAACAACCAATGATTTACTATCCATTAAAGACTTTGATCGACATGGGCATCAAAGATATATTGATAATTGTAGCTTCAGAGGTTCAACTAAACTTATTTAAAGGATATCTCGGAGATGGTTCTAGGTTTGGGATTTCTTTACAATACATAATTCAAGAAAAGCCTAATGGATTGGCTGAAGCATTTATTCTAGGTGAAAAATTTATTGGTGATGATGATGTCACTCTAATTCTTGGTGATAATGTATTTTTGGGTTGTAGCCCATTAAATCCCCATCCAAACACCATTTTCACTTATAAGGTAAGAGATCCATCGGCATATGGGGTGGTTAAAACTGATGGGGGTGGTAATATTTTAGAATTAGTGGAAAAACCCATTGACTTTGTAAGTAATGATGCTGTTGTTGGCCTATATGTATTCACTAATACCGCAGTTAGGTTAGCAAAAACTCTCACACCATCAAAGCGCGGGGAACTGGAAATAGTCGATCTAATTATGGCCATGGATCTTGAAGAGGGGGTATGTCCCACTGAATTCGATGGAGTTTGGTTTGATTGTGGAACACCAGATGATCTATTAGAGTGTGCAGAGTTTGTTCGCGCTCTTGACAAGAGAACTACCCGTGATATCCTCTTGAGAGAGATATGAGTAATTATGATTCACTTTGGACAGAAAAATTTAGACCACAATTATTGGATGATTTGTGTATATCTGATGATCTTAAACACCTAATAACAGGTTGGGGTGATCAAATACCACATTTACTATTCTTGGGAAATGCTGGGGTCGGAAAAACCACTTTAGCTAGAATATTAGTTCAAAATATATTAAAATGTGATTATCTATACATCAATGCGTCTGATGAGAATGGTATCGATACCATCAGAAATAAAGTTACAGGATTTGTTCAAACTAAAAGTTTAGATGGCAATATTAAAGTGGTGATATTGGATGAAGCTGACGGTCTAACCATAGATGGTCAAAAATGTTTGAGAAATTTAATGGAATCCTACGCCAATACTGCTAGATTTATACTAACTGGTAATTTTAAACATAAAATTAGTAATGCTATACAATCAAGATGTCAAAGTATTGATATTCAACCATCATTTAAAGCATCGGTGGTAAGATGTTTGAATATTTTAAAAACTGAGGGTATTGAAACCACACCAGACCAGAAAAAATTGGTCATAGGGTTAGTTAAGAAAAATTTTCCAGATTTGAGAAAATGTATTGGTGAATTACAAAAACATTGTATATCTGGAGAGTTTCATCTCAAGCCAACCGAGAATACATCGGAACTTTTAAACATAATTTGGAATAACATCCTTTTAAAGAGAGGTTTTGAATCGCGAAAATATTTAATTGAAAATGAAAGTATATTTAACTCTGATTGGGATCAATTATTAGTAGATTTACTTAACCATACTTATATAGCCACAATCAAAGATGGTATGAAAAAGGCAATGATTTTAACCATTGCCGATCATCTAGAAAAATCTAGTAGGGTTATAGACAAAGAAATTAATTTCTTTGCGTGTATATTAAATCTAGAGCTGTGCTCCGATTAAACTTGAGAACCCCTATATGCTTGCTTCATAGCTGAAGCCGCACCTTTACCAAATCCTTGATGTGCCGCACTTTGAGCATTCGCGGCTGAAACTTGTTGAATGAATCCACGGAGTTGTTCAATAGCCTTTAATCCTTTATCCAAGGCAGATGATTGTCTTTGTTGGATTTTACCCTTTTGGTAAATGTTACCTACATTGGAAGCGACTTGTTGAGCACCCGCTTTTCCAGCCGCCCCAACACCTCTACCGACATTTGCAACTTTTTGAGCAGCATTTCCCACCGCTCCCCCAACAGCCTGTCCTACGGACTTCCCAGCGGACTTAATACCCCCAGCGGCAGCAGACCCAACATTTTTTAATCCCGATAATGCACCTTGCCCCCAAAATTCATTAAGGATTCTATCCATAACGGTATTAATATACACCAACTCAGATTCACTCATTAGATGAACACGCTGTTCTAGTTGAACGAGGGTCATGTTTGGGGCTTGTTCCTTAAGAAGCCTAACATTGTAGGCTTCTTCTAGGAGTTTCATATCAGATCTTTTATATGCGGACATATTATTATTTAGGGTGTGGTAATTTGTTTTTGTAAATATGTTAATATATAACTATATAAATTGTTCGCGTGTGTATTATAATCACCACCAAAACTTTTACTTATATCCTTACCAGCATCCAATGCAATAGATTTTGCGAATTGATGTATTTTATTTTGATTTTGAAGAGGGTTTGATTTGAACCCTCCAGCTAATTTAGTAGCCATACGTCTTAAAAATCCCTCATCAATCATAAGATTTTCATAAATTAATTCATAATCTGGTTCATTAACTTTTTCATATAGGGTCGCCATATTATGATTGTCGATCTTTAATCTAGTGGATTCACCTGCCAATTTCAAATCTGTTGGAGTGTTTTTACCGTTACCTTTATCGGTAACGCGAGTTATGTTTTGTTTATCTGATTTCCATTCTTCAGTTTTACCGTTAAGATATTTTTCATCATCTCTGTAAAATTGAGATGCTACTGGAGGAGTCGGATCACCCGCACCGACAATATCTATCATTTCTGGGGAAACTGTAATGGAATTATAGTATCTACCACCACCATGATCACCCGCAACAGTAATAACAACATTATCAGCAGTCTTGTGGTCATTTGCAGCAGATTGGTTATATGTCTTCGAACCAACCTGAGTAACCTTAATATTTAATCCACTATTAGCCAATTCATCTAGTTCTCTCTGCATTTCGGAATGCATAGCTTTATAAGTTGGTGTAGATTTGTATTCTGTGCGAAATTTTACGATATCACCGGGTAAATAACCACCAACCTGATATCGAGTCACCACCGCTTCAAAAATTTTATCGAATTTCTTGCCCATATTACTATTTATCTATGAAACGATAAATATATGAATGAAGTTCGATAAACTATTCAAAATTATTACGGAGGCTAAAAATGAACAACCCGGAAATAGGTTTTTCAATGTTCAAAATAGAGAAGGTCCAGCAAGTTATGTATCTGGACCAATAGGTAAATCCGATAATTTTGAGTTACCAACGTTCACATCAAATTTAGTCAAAGATATTGGTTCGGCAATGGGATCGAAATGGTATAATGCCATGTTTACATCTTTTGGGCTTTTAGCTAACGATGAGACATTTAAGACTAATTTTAATAAAATTTCGGACGAGTTTGGAAGAAGACGAGCATCTTACAACCATACAAAAACTGTCACCGACTATGAAACAGGGGAGTCGGAGAAGGTAAAATATGATTATGAAAAGAAGCTCGATAATTTAGAATTTATGAAATCTAAACGAGCCGCACAAGTTACGGAATTAATCGATAGACGAAAACATTTCCAAACGAGACAGAACGATTGGACAAAATATTCAAAATCCCCACTACAGAAAAAAAGACTTAGAATTGTTTACGTTGGATCTAAAGCAATAGTGGATGAAATCGAAAAGCAAAATAAAAAAGAGAAAAATAATTATTTTTATGAGATTAAACAAATCTATAAGGATATTGAAACCAATCAGAATAATGTGGAAAAATTAGAGCATAATATCCTATTAACTAAATCTGAAAATTCCAAAAAACAGATCCAGAAGGATATTGATGTTTTAAACTCTAGCATATCTAAACTTAAATCTAGTCTCGATAGTAAAAAATATTCGAAAGAATTATTAGAATTTAAAAAATATAGGAAATATGTTCGCAAGTTGAATAATATTGAATCCAAGTACATTAACTCTCAATTAGATGAGGCTACCATTAATAAGGAGGCAAAGACAATTCTTGATTTAAATTCCGAAATCGATGAGATGGAAAACAGCTATCAAACAATTGTTGATGAGTTGGATGACAACTATGCATATATTGACCAAATCAATGAAATAAATCAAGAAGCAGACCAAGACGCACAAGCTGGATTTATACATCTTGTAAGAACAACCGCTGAGAGACTGTTAAATGAATTTAAAGTGCAAATGACTGCTGTAACTCCCGATATAGTGGATTGGGGGACATTACCGAAAAGTAACTTACAAAAATTTAACGCATTAAAAACCTTAACATCCGATGATCCCAATATCAATCCGATGATATGGTATTTAAATTCGTTCCAAAATTCTTACGATAATAGAGAATACGATTCTAGTAGACAAATGGATTCAAAAACTAATATAACATCCATTAGAGATTTTGAAAGACTTCCATTCTCCGTAATGATGAAGATTTATAAGGGGGTGTATACAAAACCTATAAGTCTTCAGGCTAAAGAATATGACGAGTCCAAATCCAATGCTTGGGATATACTAAGTGAATACCTACAAGCATTTAAAGGCATGCAAGGTGATGAACTATTCGAACCATTCGTATCTAGAAAATTAAAATCACCCGAAACACAGGTAATGATCCCAATTTTATCTGGATTAAAGGTTCGTGATGTTTGGATAAATGGTAAGAACAAAGATTTTATTAAAAAATTAATAAACGATACAGGTTTACCGGAATCGTTTAAAACTAGACATATCCTTGAAATTTCAGATCCACGAAAACCGATGACATCAACTAGGTCTGGTGCAAATTCATTCTTCCAATTATGGAGTTCCATTGGTTCAGATATTAAAGGAACTAAAGTTAAAAAGGAATCATTTGATAAAGTTTTTGAGAGACTTATAAATGAAAAGATTTGGAACGATGACGATTTCAAATTAAATACGATGGAGATGTTATCATTAGTCAACAAATCTAAATAATATTGATGAGTATCCAGATTAAATCTTTAAAACCTGATAAAATATCAGAAAATGCTATAAGTAAAAATTATTTATATAAAGATTTATTATTGGATTTGAGCAGTGATGTTTATTTTAATAGTCAACTTAATAAAAATGAATCATTAAAAGATATAGCTGCTATATATGATGTAGAGGCAGTTAAAAATAGCATAGTTACAGCATTCTTAACTGCTCCGGGGGATAAAATATTAAATCCAACATATGGGGTAGATTTACGCCAATATGTGTTTGAACCTATTGATGACTTCACAATCGATATTATAAAAAATGATATTGAGGTCAAACTCCCATTATCCGAACCTAGGATTGAGTTAGTATGGGTTGAGGTTTACGGAGATGAAGATGAAAATACTATATATATTAATTTGCAAATTAATATACCTTCATTGGGAGTAACTGGATTATCTTTAAAATCTGAGTTGAATTCTACTGGCTATACTATACTTTAATCTTAAATATTATTGTGGATAATCCAAATTTAGAATATAACCTACCAAATACTGCATATGTTAATTTTGATGCGTTGTCATTAAAATCATTTATGATAGAGCAGCTCAATAATGGTGGTAAATTCACAGACCAGAATTATGAAGGTAGTAATATATCATCTATATTAGACATACTAGCATATTACACTCACGTATTGATGTTCTATCTAAATCAGACATCATCTGAATCCGTTTTCTCCCAAACATCTATTTATGAAAATATGAATAGAATTGTTAAATTAATCGGATATAAACCAACAGGCAAGCAGACATCCTTATCACCTATAAATTGTGAAGCGTCTGGGTTATTAATTCCGGGTAATTATGTTATTAAAAAATACAGTTATTTTTTAATTGATAATATTCAATATACGTTTATTTCAGATTATTCATTTTCCAAAATATCGTCAGGCAATGAAAATATACTATCAATATCCGATAATGCAACATTATATCAGGGAGTGGTTGGGGAATATCCAATATATACTGCAAGTGGATTTGAATATGAAACTCTTCCAATAGTGGTTAATAATTTAACTTCTGAAAAGGATACTAGATTTATATCCCATGGAACTTTGTCAGTATACGTTAAAGAAGTGGATACTGGATTGTGGAGTGAATACGATGAGGTTGATAGTTTATTTTTATCATCATCCACTAGTAGAGTATATGATATAAGATTAAATGAAAATGGTAACTATGAAATAAAATTTGGTAATGGTGTTTTTGGTCGATCCCTCGCATCTGGAGATGAAGTAGTTGTGTATTATATACTTAGTGATGGTGATAAGGGTCAGATTAGTAAGAATTCGATAAATGGTAATAAATTGTTTACGTATAATAATTTAAAATTTAATGAAATATATAATGATATTGGGTCCGATATGATTCCATATCTATTAACGGAATCAAACAAATCATTATTGACATTTAATAATCAATCCAATTCTACGGTTATTCAGGATGCCGAAACGGTAGAACAGATAAGAGAAAATACCCCAGCATTTTTAGCTACTCAAATTAGATTAGTCACCGAAACAGATTATGAAAAATTCTTAAAGAAAAGTATCCCGAATGTATTAAATGATGTTAAAGTTGTAGATAATAATAGATATATATCGGAATATATACAATATTTTTATGATATATGTGTAGATCCAAATAAGGTTAATCGGGTCATATTAAATCAAGTTAATTTCGCAGATTCTTGCGATTTTAATAATATTAATATATTTTGTGTTCCATCTATTAGAATGGATAATGATGGTATGTATCCAGATTTTTTGAATAATAATTTCAAAAATATGATAAAAACAATTACCAATGATAAAAAAATCATCAGTAATGAGGTAGTCCCGAGAGATCCAATATATATTGGATTAGATCTTGGATATGGTATATCTACACCCACAAAAGAAATATATAATTCGACTAAATTAGTAATTGTAAGATCCCGAAATAACAAATCAAGTAAGGATATGATAAAAACTAAAGTTTTAGATACCATTTTAAATTATTTTAATTCATCTAATGTAACACTTGGAATGGAAATCAATATATCCCAATTAACATCAGATATATTGTCTATAACAGGAGTGGAGAGTATACAGACAGTAAATACATCTGAAAATGTATTCATAAATGGGATTTCATTTGTGGCATGGAATCCATTATTTGACGGTGTGGATATCACACTGATAAATCAAAATACAACGCTTCCATTTTTTAAATTCCCATATATATATAATCCAACTACAATAATTAATCGTATCGAAGTGATAGATAAATGAGTTCATCCACAGCATATATAAATTTTAGTGCCATAGATTATAAGGGAGTAGATTCTTTATCATCATATGCCACCAATTTAACTCCATTACGATTTATTCCAGACTTACCAACTAAATCCAATAATAGAGTTATTTGGGACTTTGGAGACGATACTATTTCCAAATCATTATCAACAGATAAGGTATTCACATTTCCGGGAAAATATATAGTTAAATTAATTGTATATGATTGCTATAATAATGCTATGATATCTTCTATTGAACGCACTATCAATATAGTGGATTATATACCATATACATTTAATATAACTAAATATGTATATATTATCGCAGAAGATGGATCATATATGATGTCCGAAGATTCTGAATTTGAGATATTGTGTGGTAAGATAGAGGGACCATTCATCGCAAGAGCTTACTATCCTAGTTATCAACCAGCATCTTCTATATTTTATAATATTTCCGGTAGCAATAGTTTTGATTTTTGGAGTATAAAAAATGATAAATTTTATCATTTGGATAATTACAATACATTATATGAGAAAATATATAATTATGCAATTCAATCTTATCAATTTAAAGAGATTGATAAGATTGAATTTATTCCAGATGAAGTTTACGCTAAAATAAGTAACAATACAATTGTAACATGTGATAAAAATGATTCTGGTGCCATCATGGTGGGATTAACAGCATCTAAAGAATTTTTTATTAAGGATGATAGTCCATCGGATAAAATACTTATAGATTTCAAATTTGATAAAACTAATAATATATTCAAATCTGAAATTATTCAGGATTTTAATAATTTAGGAGTTACATTATCATGTTCAGTTATTAGTAATAGTGCATATGAGTTATCTATTACGTCTAATGGTCTTGATGGGGAGGGATATCAAGTTGATTCATTCAAAATAGACCCCATTAAGTTTTTCAACACTAAAATACCATTCGTTGTTAAAATCAAAGATAATGAAAAGTTTTCAATTAAAAATTTTAATCCTATCGAATTATCAGCCATTAATATTATAGTTTCCCATGTAATCGATGCACAATTAACTACTGAACTGGGAGAATATCTATTAG